GTTGTACGTTGTTGATGCGTTTAAGGGCTGAAAAATCACTGCTTCCCTTTTAATGTCTCCACGCTGCCTAATATCGTAGTTTCGACCCGAGTATTTCAATACCTTTGTTACCGTGGGTCTTGCATCACTTACAGAGTACGCCTTGAACGACGTAATCATAGTATCGAAAATAGCGTTTCTGTCCATGCTAACCCACCACGATGGTTCTGTCGCTCATAAGAATCTCTGTGAGCGCTTCTGTGACTTTTTGAATGTTTGTTTGCTGTCTGTCAGCGCTTGAGTCCTCCTCAACAGGGAACTGTCTGCGCACTACCTCTTGAACGCCTACCGTCTCGTGCGTCTCCATGTACAGTGCCGCCTTGGAATCTGAGTAGCCATACGATAGACCCTCACTATTTTTCTCGCCATAAAAAGAGTTCTCGGCTCTACCCGTAAAGTAAAAGTCGGGAACAGGTTGTCTACCAAGGTTCTGCTTTTTCTTCTTGTACTTTGCGTCTATAAGCGGTACGCGAGGAATGTCATCTGGGTTTGTCTGCGTATCATTAGACGTTCTAAAATCGGCACGATACACTTCGTCCACCTTGTCGAGAAACTTCTCAAATAGGATACCCGAGGTCACATTTTTAATGTCGTTGCTTATCGCTTTGCCAAATTCGCTCATTACTAATATGCGCTAATCCAACGTACTCGGTTTAATGTTTTAGGCGTAGCAAGTAATCCACTTAATCTTCTTAGGTTAGAACGTAGATACTGTACGTACATTCTGTGATACTTGCCCGCTTTCACGTAACTGTAACTGTCGGTGTGCGTAGCGTCCTGAGCAAACCACAGTTCAAGGAACTTATAGGTGAGCAGGTCTGACAACAGGTTTTCACTGTCCGCGTCATAAATTGCATCGAGAAGAGCCGTCTCATTGGCATACGTCTCATCGTTCACGTACTCTCTGAGCTCTTCCGCAATGTCCGTTTGCAACATGGTCTTTGACCGAGCAAGCATCAGCGTGTCATTCTCTGACAAGCCAAGCGTTGATGATCCACCCACGTTCACATTCTTGAACGTCATATCTTCAAACGCGTCAATATCGTCTCGGGTCAAGGTTAAGCTGCTAAAGGGCATCTTGTTACTTTTCTTTATTTTCTTTGTAGAGGAAGTACCACTTCGTGACCATGTAACCAAGCGTTACAAGACCAACTGCAATCGAGATAATCACGCTTATGCGCTCAAGCACAAGCATAGAGGCGAGTCCCGTAAGACCTACCGTCATTTTTTCGTCAAACACTTTGAGGCTCATCGTTTTAGGGTTCACAGTTTAAGGAAAAACAGGGCAGAGGGGGAGAACACCCCCTACCCTGCCACCAAAGCAAAGTCTTAGATTACGCTTTGCTTACGTTTCCTCGAACATATCGAACACCGTAGTCAGGGTAGAAGTTCTTCACCCCGTACAGAGTCTCAATGAACACGTCCACACCGTGAATTGTCGGTCTCATCGACATGGTGTAGTTCATGTTGTTAGTCGGGTCAAACCCGATTGCTCGTCGAATACCGACGTTTTCCGTGTTAGGAATGGATTCCATCCCTGCAGTAACCAAGGCCAGTGCTTCTGGATTGTAGAAGAACTGCTCTTTACCTGCATCGCCACTTGCAATGTCCACAGGATTGATTGTCGCGTTGTTGGCAACTGCTTTTCGCAGTGGCTCTTTGAGCGTCAACACGGTTGCTGTCTGTGACTGCACTACGTAGTAGTCATCAGGATCGTCCGCACTACCGAAGTAGATCACATCGCCTTCGTTCAAGGACAATGTTGCGTCACCCGCAGAACCATCATCAATGGTCAGCGTAGTAGCACCTGCAGATGCGTTAGCGGCTACAACAGCGTCCGTAACGGTAGCTGCCGTGTGCGCAGAACCAAGGTTGTCCACGAAGAAGTCGAAGCCCATAGCGCGTCCCATTGCACCGTCCAGAAGGATGTTCCGTGCTCCGTACTGATCTGCTTGATGGAACAAGCCCAGTCCGGTCAGGTCAGCCTCTGCATCAGGGTCGATCACAGCGATGAAACCATCTTCTGCGTTTACGAACTTACGTCCGAGCAGGATTCGTCGTGCTTCGCGCAGGTCAGCATCGTCAAGCACAGTAGCATCGGTGTTCTTGTCTACAAAGGCAGCCTCGAACTTACGAGCTTCTGTTTTGAGCTTGGCATTGATTTTTCGTGCGTGCATGTCCAAAAAGGTAGGCATGTACATACGAACCAAGTCAACCAAGGTGAATTTGAAGTCACGCTTGTTGATGCGGAAAGAACTGATCTCGTGCGTATCAATTTGCAGAACAGCATTCTCTACGTTCGGGTCATTGATAGACGGGTCAGTGTTCGCAGCGTACGTCTCAACGTCAGCAAGTTCTGCTCGAATCGGTCGAGGAACCTTTACTGTGTCGAACGCGTTGGCTACGTAGCCTTCAAGGTTTGCACCTGCTACGCTTGTGGCGGCTTGCGCCATCATTGGTTTTCTCGGGATAGGAAGTTCACGGGCAACTTCTGTCCATGCTTCTGGTTCGAGAATGTCGAAATTGGAATTAACGGCCATAATATGTATGTGTTAAATTAAGGTTTATGTATGTGATTCTCGGTTGTTTCTGGTCGTAACCGATCCGACCCCTTAATACATGAGACATTTATGGTTCTGCCCAACCTGCGTTATTCTGCCCAACCGACCTGCTTCGCTGCTTGATACATCTCAGCCACACGTCGCTGTGCGTCAGGTGAATTGCTACGAATCAATTTGCGCCACTCTGAACGACTTGGCTTCTCGCCTTGTGCGTCCGTAGCGCCCGTCGTAACACCGACACCTGCTTTCTGGGGAACTAAAAACTTGTTTTCCCTGATAAAGTCCTTAAACGCGTTGCCAATACTCTTTCTGTTACCGCTATCATCGAGTACCGCTACGCCATCTTTTAGAACGAAGTATTGACCGTTCTGCTCATCAATCTCGTACTCATTGTAGAACAGTTGCTCTACATAGTCGGGCTTGATGGACAGTTCGCCTTCCTTCGCCACGTCCGTCAGTGCTGAAGAAAACTGATTGCTAATAGCGGACTGCATGCGCACTAACTGTGCTTCTTGCCGTGCCGACTCAAGAGCGTCTTTTTGCTCCTGTAACAGCGATCTCAGTTCTTCCACTTCGGACTTCTGCGCCTTCTGGGGTGCAGTAATTCCTTTTACACGCTCAAGGATGTCGTCAATGCTTTCTACGTCGTCACCCAGTACGGATGAAAACTTGCTTAGCACGTCACGCTCAACCTTGCTTTTACCTTCGTTGTAGGCACCCTTGAAAAACTTATCCTGTGCCTGCTTGTACTCATCTTCGGACGTATATACTTTATACGGCTCTGGAGCTTGTGACTCCGATGCACTTTGGGCTGCATCAATACCCTCTGTTTGCTTTGATTCCATCATTCGTGGGTTAATTTACGTTTTCGGTGTTGCTTAGTTCAATACCGATGTTTGCTCGTCTCTCGAGTTCCTCTGGGGGCAGTATGTCCACCAAGTCCTTAAGCTCGGAAGCCGTCTGAGGCATACCATGCTCGTCCAGTTCCGTCATAATCTTATCAATCCAGTCTTGAGGCGCACTACGCTTTCTTAGATATTCGTGCATCAAGTATTTCAGTGCGGCTGGTGTCAATCCGTGATACTGCATACCTTCGCTGATGTCTGACCATATCTCTTGCGCACTGGACAGGTCATAGTGCTTCGAGTAGGTCACAGTAAATTCCGCATAATCCTCTCCCCGTACTCGAGCCATACGCTTAAGCACTTCGTTCTCCACTTTCTCCATGTCCGAAGCCGTTGTAGCCAGAAGACCCTGCTCCTCAATGTTGTCCAGTTTCTTTGCGTTGCCAGACACGTTCGATTTAACAACACTCTTGTCCCGTACTTGCGCTAATAGGAAAATGAGCCCCATAAGATCGTTAAAGATAACGTCTCTGAGGTACTGCAAGCCCTGCATGTCCGCTTGATAGAGCATCGTGCTCGGAACCTGCATATCGTCAGGGATGACAATGGTCATGCCCACGCTTTCCACAATTCTGTCCGACTCATAGGTCTCATCGTCCGCAATGCCCGACATGGACTTCAATATGCCCTCGTGCATCACAGGAATGGGGTGCCCGAACAGTTCTGCGCCCTGCTTCAGGTCATAAAACAGTTCTGATGCGGACAGGTACAGCCCTTTGAGCGAGTATCGTCGTGGCTTACCGATTTGAAACGAACTGTTGGCGTCTGGCTGTCCTTTAAGAAGCGTAGCAGGAACTTCACCAAACGGATTATCAATCTGTGCCACAAACTCCTTTTGTGAATT